AGAGCCGGGGATATTTATAACACCGTGACCAAGAACGTGACGCCTGGGAAGCAGGGAATCCTTGTGATTAACTGTGCCTATAATCTTCAGCACATCGTATGGGAGCCGCGAGGGACCGGTACTGGGGCGCCTCACGCTATCTATGGCCCTAGTGACCCTGTACCAGCGACCGAGCGGGGGGACGACAACAAGGACTATGTCGTCGGAGGAAGCGGGCGATACCTTGAGCGCACCGCGCAGCATTATGTCCTCACCATCGACGAAGATGGCCTGACTCAGCAGGCACTCCTTCCGATGAAATCCACCCAGTTCAAAAAGTCAAAAGGGTGGAACAGCGCGATGCGATCACTGAAAATGAAGGATGGCAGTGGTAACCTATTCACACCGCCGCGATTCTCCCACGTATGGAAGCTGGAAACAGTGCCCGAGGAAAATAAGAACGGATCATGGCACGGTTGGCAGATATCTAAAGACTCGGTCGTCCAGAATCCGTCCGTCTATGCGGAGGCGAAGCTCTTCGCGGAGTCAATCCGAGCGGGGCAGGTAAATGTCAAGCACGTCCGGGAAGAGGACAAAAATTCCCCTGACGACGATCTGCCTTTCTAGGTACAGGGCATAACGGGGGAGGATGACCTCCCCCGTCTCCCAGCGCAATGGAAAAAGAAATCGAGAGATTCTCGCGGTTATTCCGTGGTTTAGATCGGGCCTACGGGTCCTTGGATCTGACTACAAAGGATGCGCGTGGGAAGCAGAAGGGCAAATACAAATTTGTCCACGAGCCACGGACCCTTGCCACCTACCGGTCGCACCTGGATGGTGGCACGAGCATAGGAGTTGTCCCGATCAATGAGGACAACCTATGCCTGTGGGGGGCCATTGACGTGGATCAATATCCACTGGACCACTCTGCAATATTAAGGAAACTGCGGGATGCTGCTATGCCGCTGGTGGTTTGCCGCAGTAAGTCAGGCGGAGCACACCTATATTTATTCCTCACAGAGCAGGTAGAAGCGGAGAAAGTCCAGCTCAAGCTCAAGGAAATTGCGGCGGAGATTGGCTTGGGCGGCTGTGAAATATTTCCGAAACAGATAAAACTGGTTTTAGATCGAGGCGACAATGGAAATTTCCTCAATCTGCCGTACTTTGACCACGAGAACGGTCTCCGTTACGCCCTCAACCAGGACGGCAGCGCGGCCTCGTTAGAGCAGTTCCTTGACCACGCGGAGGGTGCCTCAATATCAGAGGGACAACTGGACGATCTTTTGTCCAGGTCTGTTCCTGATGTGGATCAGAAGCTCCGCGACGGACCACCCTGCCTCCAAGCGCTCTTGCGGCAGGGATTTCCAGAGGGAACCAGGAACAACGGGTTGTTTAATCTTGGCGTCTATTTACGCAAGGCCTACCCCGACGACTGGGAAACGAGGATACTTGAGTACAATCAAACCATAATGACCCCGCCGCTGGATTTAAAAGAGGTCAACGTCGTCGCGGACCAACTGAAGAAGAAGGAATACCAGTATAAATGCGCCGACCAGCCAATCTGTCACTTTTGCAACAAGGACCTCTGCCGCAGCCGGAAACACGGCGTGGGCGGGGGGGACAACACCCCCACGGTAGCCAATCTTCGTAAGTACGACAGCGAGCCCCCGCTATGGTTCTTAGACGTAAACGGATCGCCCGTAGAACTCGATACAGAGGCGCTACAGAAACAACCTAGATTTCAGATTCTCTGCATGGAGCAAATAAACTTCATGCCCCGGACAATTTCCCGTCAAGCGTGGGAGGCCCAGATGAACACCCTGCTTGGTCTGATGTTAGACACAGAAGGGGCCGTTATCAGCACCTCTGGGGACACAAGTGTCCGTGGACAGTTTTATGACATGCTTGAGGAGTTCTCCACGCACATGCAGTCTGCGCTGGATAAAGAAGAAATACTACTGCGCCGCCCGTGGACCGACGAGGCCAGCGGCAGGACATATTTCCGGCTCAAGGATCTAGAGGCTTTCCTCAAGCGCAACAAGTTTTTCGACTACCGGGCAAACAAGATCGCACAAAGGCTCCGGGAGATTGATGGGCAGTCGGAGCAGTTTAGAATAAAAGGTCGGGCCGTTCGCTGCTGGTCCATTCCCGCGTTTGCTAGGATGGAGGAGGAGTTTGAATCCCGATTCGACGATGAGGAGGATGTACCGTTTTGAAAAAGAAAAATTCAACCTTCTGGAGCCAACTACTCCGGGAGATCCGCATAGAGAGCGGGTTGACACAGCAGGCTCTCGCTGACCGATGTGAACTGTCCAGGGGCACCATAGCGGAGTACGAGAGCCAGCGAGCGGCGAGACAGTTATCCATCTACCGCGTGGAGCATATTTTGGATGCCCTCGGCTACGAGATGGACGCCTTCCTCAAGGGGGATGGATAGTGTTCAGGTACTTTGGCCCTCCTGGGACTGGCAAGACAACGACGCTCCTTAATCAGGTGGACGCACTGCTCTCCGGTGGGATGTCCCCACAGGATATTGGATATTTCGCCTTCACACGCAAAGCAGCACATGAGGCTCGTGACCGGGCGGTGGCCCGATTTAACTTAGACCCCGAAAAAGACTTTTTGTATTTCCGAACGTTGCACAGCTTGGCGTTCAAGGCGCTCGGGATGTCAAGCGCCGCGGTGCTGGGGGAGAGTGGTCTACGAGATTTTGGCCAGAGGGTTGGGGTAGATCTGATGTCATCGGGGGCAGAGCGCGTCTCCGACGACGGGTTCTCGGCCCCCAAAGCCAACCACCCTATTATGCGAGCCATAGACTTGGCTCGTAACTCAATGTTGGGCTACAGATCCGCATACAACATGGTCGGGCTGCCTATTCCATTTTATGAGTTCGACCATTTGGCAAAAGAATATCAGAGGTTCAAGCAGCTCAACGGGCTACTGGATTTTACTGACATGATGGTGGATATGTCCAACCAACCGGGGTGCGTCCCCTCCCTGCACACAGTCTTCCTGGACGAGGCGCAGGATCTTACCCCGCTGCAATGGCGTGTCGCCCATATCCTGGACGAGAAATCCTCGCGAATGTTTCTTGCAGGGGACGATGACCAGGGAATTTATCGGTGGAGCGGCGCTGATCCGTCCCGTTTCGTGTCTCTTGGTGGGGGGTCGGAGGTATTATCTCAGTCTTACCGCATACCGCGCAGCGTTCACCGTATTGCGCATTCCGTGGTGCAGCGAATACACCGCCGTCAAAAGAAGGTGTGGCTCCCCAGAGATGAAGAGGGCTCAGTGCGGCGGACATTCGACGCGGGGGAGGTACCATTCGGGGACAATGAGTGGTTGGTTATGGCGCAAGCAAATTACATGCTGGATGGCTTGTCGGACCATCTTACCTCCAGCGGACAGTATTTCGAGCGCAAGGGCGTTTCCTCTTTGCCGAAGGTCGTCCGGGATGCGATTGGGTCTTGGAATCATATCCTGGAGGACCCGCGACATGAGATATCCCTGAGAGAGGCAATAAATCTATACCACCATATCTCAAGTGGTCCGGGGAGGTTGAAGCGTGGAGCCAAGAAGCTCCTTTCGGGCTCCGATGAGAATGATTTGTTCACTATGTCGCTTCTCCGGGAGCGATTCGGATTAGAGTCATCCCCTGACTGGGCCTGGGACGAGGCCCTCGATAGGATAACGCGCAAGGATCGAACCTACGCCTCGGCACTCCTGAATCGTGGCGTCAATATCTTCCAGAAACCCCGGATAAAGCTCTCCACCATACATGGGGCCAAGGGGGGGGAGGCAGACAATGTTCTATTGTTCATGGACTTGTCGGGGAAGGCCCTGCGGGACATGGAGAATCATCCAGACGACGCGCACCGAGTACTGTACGTGGGGGTCACCCGAGCGAGACAGAATCTAATACTGAAGATGGCCGAGGATACGGCCCGAGGCTGGACCATATGAGAGTCATCCTTGAGAGCCCGTACAGTGGGAGAGAGGGGCCAATTTTAGACCGAAATGTGCGCTACGCCCGGCAGTGTTTGATGGACTCGATTAGTCGTGGCGAATCCCCGTTCTCCGCACATCTGCTGTACACGCAAGTACTCGACGATAATATTCCTGAGCAACGCAGCCGCGGGATGGCGCTGGCAAGGCCGTGGTACGAGGTTGCTGATCTCTGCGCGGTATACATAGACCTTGGGATCACCCGGGGCATGGAGGCCGGGATTGCACACGCAGAATCATTAGAAATTCATTTGGAAGAGAGGAGACTGGGACATGACGAGTATATCCGGTGAGATATTGCAGCGAGCATCCAAGATCGTTGCGGGCGACCGAGCGGAGGACTACGGCTCGATCTGGAGGAATCACCAGAATATCGCGCAGTTGTGGAACGGATATCTATACAATGCGGAGGGCCTGCTGACCGCGGAGGATGTAGCTAATATGATGGAGCTTTTGAAGATAGCCCGCCGAAAGGTAGGCGCCTGTAAGGAAGATAATTATATCGACGGGGCTGGTTACGCTGCGGTCGCCTATGAGTGCGCCCGGGAAGAGGTGGAGCGCTCCCACCCGGTTGGGCCATTCGCGGAGGGTCTTACCAAAATAACGCCAACCAGGGGGCGCAATGAAGAAGAATCTTAGGAGGCCCGTCTGGGGCGTGAAGACCGAATGGATGCCCGTCGGTCAGTTACCCAAGACGCCGGATGGGATCAAGGAGATTGCAATCGATCTTGAAACCAAAGACCCGCGCCTCAAGTCCCACGGCCCGGGTTGGGCCACTGGGCATGGTGACGTGGTTGGATTCGCGGTGGCGTATGAGGGCTTCAACGCCTATTTGCCCATTGCCCATGAGGGCGGAGGAAACTTGGACCGCCAGCTTGTGATACGCTGGTTCCGACGGGAGATAGCGAACCACCCAGCCGACAAGATATTCTACAATGCCGCGTATGATGTGGGGTGGCTCAAGCGCCTTGGAATTGAACTTAGGGGGCGTTGGATTGACGCCATGCTCGCTGCACCACTCCTGAACGAGAATCGCTTTAGCTACTCACTGAACACAGTGTGCTACGACTATATGGGCACCTCGAAGTCTGAGGCTGCCCTTAGAGAGGCGGCGCAGGAATTTGGTGTTGATCCAAAGGGCGAGATGTACAAGCTTCCCGCTTGCTTCGTGGGTGAGTACGCCGAGGCCGATGCCCAGCTTACCCTCGATCTGTGGCAGGTTTTCAAGATGGAGCTGACGAAGCAAGACCTGTGGCAGATCTTTGAGCTGGAATCTTCGGTCCTGCCGCTCTGCATAGAGATGACCTGGCGCGGGGTCCGGGTAGATCTCGATTCATCCGAGAGGCTTAAGCAAGAGTTCCTGCGTAAGGTAAAGAGCATCCAGTCGGGTCTTAAGAGGGAGGTTGGCCTTGACGTTGAGCTGTGGTCGGCCCAGAGCATCGCGAAGGTATTTGACCATCTGGAGATACCCTATGGCCGCACCAAGACAGGGCTGCCGAGCTTCACCAAAAACTTCCTTGCGCAACATGATCACCCTATTGCCCAGAAGATCGCCGAGGCAAGAGAGTACGACAAAATGGGCAACACTTTTCTGGCCAGCATTTTCCGCTACTCGCATGAGGGCCGCATCCACGGCCACATCAACCAGCTCCGGTCAGAGGGTGGTGGCACCGTAACCGGGCGCATCTCGATGTCCAACCCCAACCTGCAACAGATCCCTGCCCGCAATCCTGACATGGCGGCCAAGATCCGGGGGCTTTTTCTGCCGGAGGTGGGTGAGCAGTGGGCTTCGATGGATTTCGATCAGCAGGAGCCGAGAATCTTGGTGCATTTTTCAAGCCTGACAAACAAAGGCCTGACCGGGTCAGCCGATTTCGTTGAGGCATACCGCACCGACCCGACGACCGACTTCCATGGTATGGTTGCCCAGATTGCAAAAATCCCCCGAAAACAGGCGAAAAGCTGCAACCTGGGGATTATGTACGGTATGGGCCAGACCCGCCTAGCGGAGCAACTGGATGTGTCGCCGGGAGAGGCGAAACGGCTCATGCGGCAGTACCATAAGGAGGTGCCTTTTGTTAAAGAACTGATGGACGCAGTCTCGCGAAAGGTGTCGCACAGAGACAAGGGGGGATTCGTCAGGTCAATTCTCGGACGAAAGTGCCGGTTCGATCTGTGGGAGCCTAACTTGTTTGTTTCCGCCCGCCCTCTCCCCAAGGAGGAGGCGCATATAGAATATGGCGATAACATCAAGAGAGCTTACACATACCGCGCACTGAATCGGCTCATACAATCAAGTGCGGCAGACCAGACGAAGGCCGCGATGGCCGCCGTGTATAAAGAGACAGACAAGATTCCGTTGGTGCAGATACACGACGAGCTTGCCTTCTCCGTGGCGGATGCACGGGAGGCCGAGGGGCTATGTAAGATCATGGAATCTGCCTGCCAGCTAGAGGTGCCTAGTCCTAGCGACATCTCGTTGGGGCCGAGTTGGGGGGAGTTGACCAAAGTGGACAAATCCTATACACTCCTATAGTGTAACAGGATGACTCAGCGATGAACCCGGAGAGATGGAAATCTGTCGTAGTACCCATTGAGAGCTACCGCGTCTTAAAGGACATGGCAGCGAAAGAACGTC